CCTCCTCCCACACATAGTTAACCTCGGACATACCCCAGGTGCCACAACGAAGATTGATGCGCTTGAATTTCTCAAGTGCAGCAGCTTCCGCTGATGCCGAGGGTCTGTCTGCTTGGTTCAATTTCTTGACCAAGCTCTCCTTAAGACGGTAGCAAGCCGCCTCCAGAGGGCTACTATCTATGCTCCATGAAGGAGCACAGGTATCTATGTGTGACTCAAGGTCGTGATGTAGACAACTGAGCAGTTCTCTAGCGCAGAATGGCATAGGGTACTCCAGTTAGTTGTCGTCTCAAACACTTCGGACCCACTCCGCGAGCGCCGGTGACCAGAAATGAATATTAAAACTGGTCACGGAATAGCCCTCGTAGTCGGACCTGAGTGCCACCAACGCCGCTTCAAGGTGCACCCTCGGTAAAACGAGAATGTACATAGAAGGGAAGATCCACTCACCACGTACCTTGGCACGATATAAGCTATAACGGCCGATACCGCACAGCCAGTTGAGACGAATCTCAATTGGCGAGAGGTCCGGACCGTCGTAACAAAATGTGACAAAGACATTCTCCTTAAGGACGTCGTTTTTAATGGCGTCGACAAGTTGGATGTTGCTCATGGTGGAGACTTCGGAACTTAACATAACCTACTCCTTAGTAAGGAAACAGGATGCCTAAGACCTAAGTCTTAAAGGACACCGTTGATTGTGAGATCGCCGAATCCAGCAGACTGCTGAACGAGGCTTCCAAAGTGAGCCGACAGAGCCGCACGAATATTCGCGGGATCTGCCGTATCACTCCCGGCAGGCACGTCAATATAGGTCGTGATAGTACAGACCTGGATTGCCTGACCAGCCAGAGGGGTAACACCCTTCCGGGTAATCAGCTTATACGTGTTCTTCGGGATATTGGCGACAACGCCCGTAACCGGATTCGGAACACCGAGAACTCGAAGGTTCGCAGGCCGAGTAAAGTTAAGGGTAAACGGACTTGCGACTGTGTGAGTCGTTACGCCCGTCTGAGTACCACCCAGAGCGCTGACAGCTACCTGCTTGCCGGGGTTACCCGGCGGAGCAGTGTCAGAGATCGTGGTGTAGGTCGGGCTTGTAAGGCCCGTCTGCGGTTGCCCAGTGATGGGTGTCGTCCAAGTAATTGACATTAAGTCAATACTCCTAGTTGATGTACAATTGGGATTAACGATGCAAACGTGGGGGCCTCGAATACTTTACCTGAGTCGTCAGCGCGGCAATGTTAATGCGTTGCATGAACTTAGGTAATCGAAGGTGCCACTTTGGATAAGGCATCGTACCGAGCGAAGTACGTTTAACGTACTTCGCAGAGGTCACTGCTTTTCCACAGCCTCCGGACCTCCGGACGTTTGCTGTGACGGCTGCCCCGTACGGGGAAGAGTAGGTCCTGGACTTGAGGTTCTTAATCCCCGAGTTCAACCAGGCCGGCTCTACGTCGACGAGGCGAATCGCATCGAGCTGCTCCTGAACATTAATGAAGTAGTCGACGAAAAAAGAAAAAGGAATCGCTTCCCAAACGGCAGGGATGAAATCAAAAACTCCCAAACCGAAGGTGGCGAGATCCCCTTTCCAGGCGGGTTCAGCTTTTACCATGCCATAATACTTGACTTGACGAAGAACTGTCTCGTCACGATCATAGAACCAGGTGTTTGCCAAATTACAAAGAGGCAAAGACCAGCCTATTTTCGAATGGCTAAGTAAAATCTGCTCCTTGCCTTTTCCAGAAACGGGAAAGGCATCGAACCGACCTGACTGCGTGAGCTTAGCAACTGCACGCGCAGCGTCGGCTGCATCGGCCATCAGGGGTTTAACCCCAAAGGCAAATGTCAGCCAAGCTTGCCCTAGCAATCTCGCGTACTTAACGGGATCCCTGTAGTAACGGCGGATATTGACACATGCTTTCACGAACGTAGTAAAGAACTTGCCAATGTTCTTCACCGGGTGCGCGAACATGTGAACAGTTTCCACAATTTCAGCAAGGAAGTTCCCGCCGCGAAACTCGCTACGCCCCTTCATGTAGCTAGCAAGGAGCTTAGATCGGGCTATTCTATCAGCGGTATCGGAAATAGTCATATCTACAGTAGGGAGAGCATATGGTATAAGTTCACCAGTTGCCTCCCCAGCAAACGGACTATCCGTCAAGAAGCCTTTAAACCACCCATAAGGTAGTTGGGCCTCATATGACGTTCCCTCGAGACCAGTCGTGGCACTTTCACCTCTGGATATACGTTGTTTCCAGTCGGGTATATTGCTCGACGTGGTAACGGAGCAGAGACCAACAGCTGAGTAGTCTGCAGAGCTGAACGTGGTTTTTACACCAAGAGCAGATACATTCTCACCAGAGTAGATCACCGCCCAACCCTTGCGCTTAGTGCGCGTAGGCATAGGAACCTCCGATCATTAGATGGAGCGACC